TATATACTTTTTCATATACTATATACTGTTTTAACGCAGCTTCACGCGCATTAATTTCTTTCAGTTTTGCGATTTCATTAAAATTAGTTTCCATAATCTTTTTTTTTATCAGGCTACCGCCTGAAAGTTTTTTATTTTATTTATTTATTAGGCGGTTTATAAGGGACCGCCCGCCCTGTTAAGCGTACATGTATACGAAATATATTGTATATATACTTAGCGAAATCAAAACGATATTAACGATTTTCTCGTACTTATTAAGTAGAGAAAAAAAACGCTTATTTACTCGCAACTGTAAACGATATAAATTATTTACTTTCATTTTTAGCCCTCCACTATTTTTGTAATTATACGAATATAATTACCAGTTAGACCACCGCGCGGCGCGTCGTTTCCTTTTTCGTATTTAACGCCTAATCTATCAAGTAAGGCGCAAACCTCGAAAGTATGATCCGCGTTATGAATATATCTACCACGACCGGCAGTATAACAGGGACGAATTAATTTTTTATCATCAACGTATCCCATAGTTGTACAAGTACGTTCGCCGCACAGATAACGAATAATACGAGCAGCTACAGAGGTAGCAGGATAAGAAAGTTTTTTAAATCGATTGTATAAAGTAGTTTGTTTCATATTTTTTTTATTTTTTTAGTGCCAGGCTAATGCCTGGCGGGTTAATTACTTGATTCTGTACTCTTTCATTTCATCTAATGAAAAAAAAGCGATTTGGCCTTCACGCTCTGCGATAGCCTTTGCGCGTTCAATATTATCGGTAATAACTACAGCATCATAGTAAAACAAACCAGTTTCAGAATCCAACCAGCCACCGAAGGCAGTTACTTCTTTATCTGTTTTTGCGTAATCTACTACAGCGGCAAGGCCTTCAGGACCGAAGCTATTTTGAGTGGCACGAACAGCCACAGCGTAACCAGATGTAACAGGCGTTAACGTTTTAGCGTTAACAGTAAATCCTTCAGGATTTGCGGCTGCAATTGCTGCAAGTGCCGCGATTTTTAGATTTCTTTTCATTGTTTTTTGTTTTTGTGCCGTGCTACTGCTCGGCGGTTATTGTTTTTTGTTTTTGACAATGCAAAGGTACTAAATGTTTTTTGTTTGTGCAAGGAAAAGAGAATTATTTTTATTATTTGCGAAGAAAAATAATAAAAAAAACTATTCTTTTTACTTACACCTTAATTATATATAAAAATTTCTGAGCGTCGAAGATCTCAGCGGGCGGCTACCTTCTCAGTCTCGACAATCTCGGAGGGCGTAAGCATATTTTAAAGTCAAAAAAGTTCGGGGCGACAGAGAAGCCCTTAGTGTGGCGGCCGCTCTTCCTTTTGTTTCAACATAAAAAAAGCAGTGTTAGGTAAACCAAACACTGCTTATCTATCTGAAAATCAAGAAATATATGAATTCCTTTCGGACTACACTATTAAAAACACGAAATGTAAAAGGAACAATTTACACAAAGTACTCCACTAAAAAAGAGGAGCATCAAAATAATCACATTATCAATCCAACAACAAAAAACGTTTGCTACAATAAGGACAAGTTATCGTGTCATGGGATAACATTAAACCAGGTATTAAAGAAGGGTCTAAAGGTTTAACATCAAAATCTTTTTTAAACGTATCTTCCCCATCTATATTATTTGAAAAAGATGGATTCTCTATTTCATCTTCAGATAAAAACAACTCTGTAACATCACAAGACAATGCTTGAGCTATCTTGTAAAGATTTGTCATAGAGGGGCGATTGAGTCTAATAAGGGACTGAACTGAGCCATAAGAAAGTCCTGTTCCATTAGCCAAATCACTGATAGATACATCATATTTAACCATTAAGGCACGCATATCGAAACGCTTGCCACGATATTCCTTTACATCTTTATCATCTTCATTTCTTCTTGCCATACAATAGATTTATTTTATTTTCGATGCAAAGATAATAAAAATATTTTTCACTCGCAAGAAAAACTAAATAAATTTATTGTTCGCATTATCAAAATCAAATAACTCATAAAAATCGACTTCTAAAAACTCTGCAAGTTTTTTCGCTTGAATGATATTTGGTACTCCATTTATAACACGGTGCATTCCTCCAACAGTTAAACCAAAGAAAGCTGCGGCATCAACAAGTTTCTTCTTCTTTTCACGCATCAAACGCCGTGCAATATACCAATCGGGCGTCTCGGTCTTAATTTTAGCATATTTACTTCCTTGCATATTGTTATCCTTTTTAATGCAAAGATAAAGAAAGTTTTACTATAAATAAAATTATATCAGTAGAAATCTTTATTTTTAAGATAAAAATACTACCTTTGCGATATTAACGTATTAGAAATAAACCTTATGAAAAAATTAATTATCACTCTACTATTCGCCATTATCGGAATAACAAGTTACGCACAAGACACAATCCGTTTTGATACTAACGGAGGATTTACGCAAGTTATAACGACAGATGCAAACGCAAAACAAGAATACGCCTATCTTCGGAGTTATTTTGCGGGAAAAATAAGTAACTACAAAAATGCTGTTCAAGTTGAAGACGCAGAAAACGGGAAAATTATACTCAAAGCAAACAAGAACTTCCGAGTAACAAGTGATAAACTGATGGGAAGACCTATTGACTATGACGGTATAGAAAAATTTGACATCACAATCGACTGCAAAGATAAGCGATTTAGACTAAAAATAGATGCTGTACGATACTCATACAACGGCTATATAATAATGGCATCAAATGGTGGAAATATCAAACAAAGAGAAAAGATTTTCTCACATGAAAATGAAGATTACTACTTGACAATTCAACAAATAAGCAACATAGAAAGCTTTAATGAGAAGCGAAGTGAATATTTCAGCAAACTTATAGCTGACCTAAAAGCATACATAAAACAACAAAAAAAGGAGGACGATTTCTAATGGCTTTTCAAGAACCTTGTTGTATATCGCGAAAACTACCAGCCTTGTTACGTGAACAAGGCTGGTATGTTTTTCAGACAAATGGAGATATAACTGTAGATAAATTTATGGAAGCTTGTTCATCAATGGTAGGGGATAGACATAAATTAATATTAGCAATTCCAACCATAAGAGTCTCCCTATTAAGAGTAATAAATTACTATCTTCAGCGTGAATGGACAACAGAAGTACATATTATAACACAAATAAATCAAAAACAACTTGTAAGCAACGAACTTTCAGCACACAGCGCAAAAGTACATTACGTATGGCATAAAACTATATATGAGGGGATAATTGTTTTTGAAGGAGAGAAAGATACTTGTATTATACAAGGATACATGACAGAGGACATAACCCCTGGCTATCATCAATACTGTGCTTATCTTGGAAGCGATAAGCAACGAATAGAAGATATGATTAGCCCTATAAAATCAAAAATCAGGATAGCAGAACATACTAAGAAAATATAATGAAAGACATCAAAGAGATTGTTCAGGACATTACAATTAAATTACGTGGACATAACGCATTAATACAGATACAAATAGACGGACAATACTTTGTAAAACGTATCGGTAATATTAACCAACTAATAGACAATCCAAAAATAATAACATACAAGGAGGATCGTTCTTTCCTTGACTGGATGGAAGGGGAAATAAAGAAGGAGACATATACAGTTGGAACGATTGCGAATCATAAGGCTGCGCTCGCAGTGTTAAGGCGGTTTAAGGAAGAACTGACCTTTACACAGGTTGATTATAAATGTATATGCGATTTCGAGAACTTCCTAAAAGGTGCAGGATATGCGATTAACACCATTGCTAAGTTCATGAAGATATTTCGACGATTCGTCAATCTCGCTATCGACGAAGAACTGATGACAGTCTATCCTTTTCGCAAGTATCATATCAAGACTGAGAATGTGCAGAAGCAATCACTGACAGAGAGAGAACTGAGGAGGATAGAAGATAAGAAGGAGAAGGAAGAACTGACAGAAGAGGAGAGAAAGGTAGTTAAAGGTTTTCTGTTCAGCATCTATTCTGGTCTTCGATTCTCGGACATCGTGCAAGTAACTAAGCAGCATATTAAGAACATATATAGGAATAAGTGGGTGGTGATGAGAATGCAGAAGACAGACCACGAGGTGCGAATACCTATCTCTAAGATGTTTGGGGGCAAGGGTGCTGCGCTGGTACAAGAGAACAAAACCACTACTGGTAAGCTATTTCTGCTACCTTGTAACGCTCGCTGTAACCTGATACTGAAGCGTGTGCTTAAGCGATTCAATATACATAGGCACATTACTTTTCATTGTGCCAGGCATACGTGCGCCACTGTGCTACTGAGTAAG